AACCATGTGGACAGTTTGGAACCCGTCTGGCGGGTGGCTCGGACCACGCAAGCGCCAGGTACATCTTCACGAAGTTGTCCGAACACGCCAAGGTATTTGACGAGCGGGACAATGCCTGTCTGACCTACCTCAAGGATGACGGAAAACCCATCGAGCCCGAGTACTACCTACCCACGCTGCCGATGATATTGGTGAACGGCGCAGAGGGCATAGGGACGGGGTTCAGCTGCAAGGTGCCTCCACACAATCCAGTTGACGTCAAGGAAAATCTGAAGCGGATCATTCGTGGCGAGGCACCGAAACCTATGAAGCCGTGGTTCCGTGGATTCAAGGGAACCGTTACGACATCGGATGAAGGAGTGTGGACACTTCGGGGCACCTGGCAGGAAAGTGGTGACAAGGTAGAGGTCACCGAACTTCCGCCAGGTACGTGGACTCAGACTTACAAGGAGTTTCTAGAAGGGCTTGTTGAGAAGAACGTCATCAAGAACTACAACAATCACAGTACGGAGGAGGATGTCCGTTTTGTGATCACAGGTTACAAGGGGTCTTCGCCAGAGAAGGATCTCAAGTTGACTTCGACGGTTCGTAGCACAAACATGTATCTGCACGGACCTCGCGGCATCGAGAAGTTTGACACGCCACTGGACATTCTCAAGGTTTACGCCGAGGAACGCATGAAGTTGTACGTGAAGCGCAAGGAATATCTGGTGGCGACCTTGGCGAAGCGCTCCGGGATGGCGATGGACCGCGCCAACTTCGTCAAGGGAATCCTAGATGGGTCTCTCAAGGTAATGGGTTTGAAGAAGGTAGATGCGGAAGTCAACATGCTCAAGAAGTTCAAGAAGGTTGACGGAAGTTTCGAGCACCTCTGGGGTCTGAAGACGTCGCGGTACACCCAGGAGGCCGTACAGGAACTGATACAGGAAGCCAGGACCCTATTGGATGAGTTGAAGCGGATTCAGGGGATGACCACCAAGGACATGTGGTTCGAGGATCTAGACAGGTAAAACGGGTTTCAAACGTCTTGCTTTATTCAGAATGTTTGTCCATCGGGTTGTATGTTCCAGGACGCTTGCGTCATTTTCTTTTTCTGAACTTGAATATATTTTGAACTTTCCATTTGCCATTTCAGGTCTCGCGAGCGCATTTTCTGGATCTTCCTTGTCCATCATGGATTTGTATTCGTTCAGGATATCTGAAGGAACTTCGGGAGCGTGGTCAATAATCTTGTCGTAATCTTCACGAATCTTGTGGCAGTATTCGACGGCATTCATTCTGTCCTCAGGTTCCAGTGAGAGTTCCAGGGAAATATCTCTGGCCAGGCGACTGAACAATTTGGAAGTTTGTATATTGGATTCAAACTGCTCTCCACATCTCAGGAACTTGTGAATACTGGCAATTCCGGCGGCACCTAGATTGAGAAAACTGAATGTGTACAAGAGTATTTGTGAGTTTTGATTTTCAGACGAAGCAATGAGTGTCCCAAGCCCAGCCAGAGTAGTCATGGCGATGTTGATTATAGAAAAGTTAGTATGAGCAGTGCTGTGGCGTACCGCGCACCTATGGTGAATCCACCGGTACCCCAGAGCTTTTTCTCCCCAGGACTTGATGAGTTTTTCCTGCTTAGGGTGCCAACTCATGGCATTCTCGATGCGTTTCTGTTTGTCCACCAGAAACTTGGCCTCAAGGTGTTCTATGTGTTCTTCATCTGCGTCTGAAGCCATCTACTTAAACATTACATTTTATTAAATAGGAATGAAGTTCTCTGCCAAGGTTGTGACTCTTGAAGACGGTGTAAAGGAAGTGGCGGTTCGCGCGGACGACGGTAAACCTTTGTTGGTTACTCTCAAGGGGGCCCAGGTGGTCTCAGTGGATGATGAAGTTCTTCTCAAGGTTAGTGACGAGACCGTGGCACAGTGTGAGGATGTTGTTTTGGCAAAGGCTAAGGAGTCTAAGGTGGCTTGGTTCGGTAAGGAGATCGCAGACTCTCGACTTGAAAGTGCATTTACTTCTTCTTTTTCTACTGATGAGAAAATCTTGAGCGTGCACAAGGCGGAATTGGTCAGGGTGTATGACGCCAAGCGCGAGTTGGTCGAGGACAAGGAACTCGCCAAGGACGACGTGGTAGATGTGGTCGTTCAACTCCGATCTGTTCAGTTTCTTCAGAAAAGTTTTGAGACTGAGTGGGTGCTTCATCAGGCCAAGTTCAAGGCAGAGCCAAAACCCAAGAAGGAGGTCGTGAATTTTTCGGATTGTCTTTTTGAGTCAGATGATGAGGGAGAAGAGGAAGAGGATGATTTTTTTTAGTATGTAATGTTAAACGATATGAAGTTTGTTATGATGAAGACTGAGAACATGCTGCTTTTGGCCCTTCTCATCGCCGTGGTTTATTTCATGTGGGTGAACAACGGTGCCATTCGCCATGCTCTCGGTATGGCTTCCAAGGAGGGGATGATGTACAAGTCCTATTACGAGGGTACCAACGTTGTGGACTCCATGGGTGCCCCAGTGAACGGTGGTTCTCTGTCGGTGCCCGCCGCGGCTGCCAACGGGATGGGGATTGCCTCCAGTCTGCTTCCCCGCGACGTGGCGGCTCAGGAGGACTTCGGTGAGTTCGCTCCCGATGACATCCTCAAGGGTCAGAACTACCTTAACCCCCGCGCCCTCATCGGCTACCCCGAGACCGTCGGCGGTGCTCTCCGAAACGCCAACCAGCAGATCCGCTCGGAGCCCCCGAACCCCCGCAACCCCGTCACAATCTTCAACACGTCCACGATCGTCCCGGATCAGATGCGCCCCGCTTTCGAGCTTGGTCAGGGTACCGCTTAGATGATTAACTAATAAATTAGAAACATTCAGGGAAACAACTCTGACTGTTTATGAATTAAAGAAATTGCGCTACTGGTTAACAAAACGATGTCTGGAGGAATGCCGATCAGTGATCAATTCAAGGAGGCCATCGCCGAATTAGAGGGGATCAAGAAGCAGCTCACCGAGGCTCAGAAATCCATTAAGGTACTGAAGGACCGCGAGACCAGTCTGAAGACCTTCATTGGTGGCTACATGAAGGCCCAGAAGATTGATGACGTCCAGACAAGGGGAGGTACCAAAGTCACCCAAAAGACATCAATCAAGAAGCCGGTTATCACTAAGAAAATCCTAATGGATGAACTACCAAATTATATTGAGGGTGGTCAGGAACGTCTTGAGCAGATCATCAAGGACATTGAAGAGAAATTGGAACCCAAGGAGACATCCACCCTACAACTCAAGTTAAAGAAGAACTCCGAAGAGTAATCAGTAACCAAACATGGTGAGTTCTAGTCTTCTTGATTATACGCCCATCGCCCAGTCTCAGGTGATTGAGGACCCGCAACTCGACGAGGAAGATGAAGGGTTCGTTGATCCTAATGAATATGACTATGAAGATTGGATTGCCTATTACAGTGATGAGTTGTGGAATAACTGGGAAATTTACAGGCAACACTGCTACGACCACATGATCCCTGAAGATATCACGTTTTCCGAGTTTTGTAAAAATGAGTACTATTATTAGTTTTAAATGTTGGTAGTCAATAGATATGGGTCGACTACCAGACGTAACCAGTACAAAGGTCATTGTTCCAACGGTTCTTTTCGCCTTCCTTTCACCCGCAGTGACGGGTATGGCGGATTTAACAGATCGTATGGGAATGACCTCTGTGTTCGGCATCCTATACATAATCATTCTTCATGGGATTATGAAGTTCGTGGTTCGGCCAAACGAGGTTTTTCTCGCATCCGGGATGTACTTTATATTGAGCGGGATGACCACAGACCAAAACTTAATCATAAGAAACACTTTTCTCTATTGGATCTTATTCGCGGTTATTCGCTCACAAAGTCCTCTCGAGTTCTAAAAAGGGACATGAAGTACCTTGTTGTTGGTCCAGGTGCCATGGGGTTCTACGCCATTTTGGGATCTGTTTATACACTCCAGAACTATGATAAACTCAAAGAACTAGAGTCTGTCGCTGGATCATCCGCAGGATCCATTGTGGCGTTTGGTTGTTTGGTCGCCAAGTGGGACATTATCAGATTGTTCAAGATTATAAAGAATGTGGACGTCAATCAGTTGATGCGCCTTAATCTCAAATCCCTTCTTAACAACTACGGTCTTGTCCCAGCATCCAGGTGGAAAGATGTATTTTCAAAGATATGTATGGAACTTGCCGGAAAAGAAGACTTCACATTTCAGGAACTAAAGGAGTGGTCTGGACTTGACTTCTACGTTTCGGCATACAACATAACACTTCAGAAGAGTTGTTATTTTTCACATCACACCCATCCTGACATGTCGGTATCGCACGCAGTCTGTATGAGCATAAGCATACCATTCTTGTTCGAGTCCGTAATGTACAAAGACCATAGGTATGTGGACTCGGCTGCATTTGAGACGTGCCCGCTGACACCTTTTATTGGCAAGGACATGGAAGAAGTCGTCTCGATCGAATTAGATCCCGAACCTTCGATCGAAAAACCACCACATATAGGATCATTTGTTGATTTCATACAACACTTTATCACTTCAATTATGAGAAATAGAGTGGTCTATGAAAAGCCTACCGTCTACATTAAGATGAAGGAAGGTGAAGCATTTAATTTTTCTATGGACGACGAGGAGAAAACTGAACTCTTCTATCACGGGTATATCACAGGAAAACGGTTTCTCAAGATAGAACACGAAGAATGTCCCTCAGTACCAGAGCGGCAACCCCTATCATGAAGAGAACCACCATGTACCCCAACTCTGAATCCATAACGCCCTCAACCTCGTAGAACTCCACCCGATTGGTGGAAAATGTTCGGTCAGCAGCCTTCTCGGGAGCCGGTGGTACTTTAACCGTTTCCCGAGGAAGTCCTCCATAGGCGTCATCAATTGAACAGTAACCTACCATTATTTAATATCAACTAGGAAATTATTTACAGCTCAAGGGTCGTCTTTCCCTTCTTTCCCCTCTTCTTCTTGGGGGCGGCGACCTCAACTTCCTTGACAGAATCACCATTCACACTCACAATGTCAGAGATGTCATCCTCAATTGCCTCCTCGATAGGCGGCGAAACTTCCGGAGCACGAACCTCTTCCACGTCACGCCGAGTCGTGGATTGAGGATTCATGAATGATGACATGAGAGACGAGAGGTCTATGTTTGGTCCTTTAACCTCCCTTCGATTAATCGGCGGCGGCGGGCGGGGATCCACATTCCTGTTTTGTGCATTACTGGCCGTATTCGCCATAGCAGACATCATATTCTTGATGAGATCGGGATTCTGCTTGATCACGTCGTTCATCTGAGGCATCGCAGACTTGAACATCGAGTGGGTCAGATGGAACATCGTCGCGGAACCACCTAGCATCATCATCAACTTCAACTCAGGTGCCATCTTCGCCTTGCCACGATATTTAATGTAAAGTTCCTCGAAGACGTCATCGTAGTCGTCCACGCCGTCCATCACCGACTCTGACCATCCGTCCAAATGGATGTCCAGTGGATTGTAACGCTTGTTCAGAAACTCAATCCCCGTCACACAGGCTATGAGCATACGTCGCTGCATCTTGACCGACTGATCCACCTCGATCGAGTAGGACATCCGCTTGACCTCTCCACGGATGTCGTGAATGGACGAGTGCATATTCAGTCTCTCCACGGAACGAATACCTTTCTTCTCCAGACGAGTAATCTTATTCAAAAGATCGGCCTTTTCGTCGTCAATCGACTTGTAACCAGGTGATGGCGCGTCCTCTTCATAACCTCCTTCGAGACCAACACCTGCACCATAATCATTATACTCCTCACCATGATCCTCTGGATCTTCCTGGGGAGGTGTAGGACGCGACGAAGGAGTTTGCTTTCCGTGATTTGCGAATGCCATGAATGAAGATGTCGGAAGATTACTTGGGCGTTCATTCATCGAAGGATTATTCGTTCGCTTGCGTCGAGTGGCATCCAGGACAACACCGTTCATGAGATCCTGTTCATCATCATCCAGGTCAACCATCATATCGCTATTATTATCAAGCTCAATCTCGAAATCTTCCATGCTCTATTAATGTCAGTCTATAAACTTATGTCCAAGTCTTTAACGCAGAAAAAAATCAAATGTTCTAGTAAAGAAGTATGATCAGCAGTCAACTTGCCCTTGTCCTCGTGATTGTCATCCTCGTCCTCATGTTCGTCAAGTGCTTAATTGGAATGAAGAAGAGCGGATACAGGCTGTCTCCAGAGTCGGTGGAGGTTTCACCCATTATCGGAGGCGACGATATCACTAAACTCCCTTACACACTGGAATGTGTTCCAGGCCCAGGAAAGGATGCCGCCTATTACAGCAAAAACCTCACTCCAGGAGGATTCTGTGGGGATCAGGCTCTTGTTCGCGAATCGATGTCTTACAAGATCCTAAGTGGTGTAGGCGGGTCTCTGCTTGAGAAGTAAATTAAAGAAATGAAAACAAAGGTAAGTACGAAAAACAATGTCTACTGAGG